GGTTAGAATGCTTGTAGATCCTACTAGCTCATACGCAAGAGCAGCGGCAGCAGCGATGAATAGAGCAATGGATGATGTAATTATTACAGCATTCAACGCATCTGCATCAACTGGTGTAGCTGGTGGTGATTCCACAGCTTTGCCTTCTGGACAAAAAACAGCGACTTCAGACCAATCAGATGGTTTGACGATCACTAAACTTTTGTCTGCGAAGAAAATCTTGGATAACAATGATGTTGACCCTTCTTTAAGAAGATACATCGTTTGCGGACCACAACAAATCTCAGATCTATTAGGTACTACACAGGTTACTAGCTCAGACTATAACTCAGTTAGAGCATTAGCAACTGGAGCTGTAAATACTTTCTTAGGTTTTGAGTTCATAATGTCAACTAGATTGAACAAGGATGCAACATATACCTCTGACAGATTGGTTTTTGCATATACTGAAGATGCTATTAAATTAGGTATCGGAAGTGATATAGCAGCAAAAATATCTGAAAGAGCTGACAAATCTTATTCAACTCAAGTGTACTACGGTATGTCTTTGGGTGCGGTAAGAATGGAAGAAGATAAAGTTGTTCAAATTCCTTGTCATGAAGCATAATAGGAGGAAATCATAATGGGAACTAAAAACTCAGACTTAGTAGCAAATTTTGAAGCTACGCCTCCAGTTCTTACAGATAGTGGTCTTTTACACGGAGTAGTTCGTGTTGCACAAGGCACTATAGTTGTAGCAGCTGGTGATAGTGATGATGACGATATTGTTATGCTTGCACCGATACCAAGTAATGCTGTTGTTCCACAAATTTTTGTGGGATCAGATTCTCTTGGCGGATCATGTGCTTTCAATGTTGGGATTTATCAATCAAATGGAACAGTAGTCGATGAAGATTACTTTGCAACTGCGGTACTTGATGGTGCTGCTTTAGCAGATGTAAGACACGAAGCTGCTGACATCAATACTGCTGGAAAAGCAATGTGGGAAATGGCTGGAGCGTCATCTGACCCTGGAGGTTTCTACTACATAGCGGCTACTATGTCTGCTGCGGGTGGAACTGAAGGCGATATGTCTTTCAACATTCACTATGTTGTTAACTAGGCAATAATTTTATAGGCGGGAGCGGGAGACTTAACTCGCCTATAATCCAAACAAAATTTTAAAGGAATAAAATGGCAAGCGTTGTTCAAATATGTAATTCAGCATTAAATCAATTAGGAGCAAGTTCTATTACAGCTCTTACTGAAGATAGTAAAAATGCTAGAGTATGCAATGAAAGATATGAAACAATTAGAGATGCAGTTTACAGATCTCATCCTTGGAACTGTCTTATTAAAAGAATTCAATTAGCACAAGATAGCGATACTCCAGCTTGGGGTTTTACTTATCAATATACTTTACCCTCAGATTGCATACGGGTTTTACACATTAAAGATTATAATTCAGATTACAAAATTGAAGGAAGAAAATTATTAATAAACGAAAGTGAAGTTTATTTAATTTATTTAGCTATGGAATCAGATGTAAACCAATTAGATATTTTGTTAAGAGAAACTATATCTGCTGGTTTAGCTCAAGATATAGCTTATGCCATAACATCTAATTTGCAAGTTGCAAAACTGATGATAGAAAAATATCAAGCAAAATTATCTGAAGCAAGACACGCAGACGCTTCAGAAGGTTACAATACAGATCCTAATAATGGTCCAACAGACCAAATAATAACAGAAGATTTTATAAACAGTAGATACTAATATGCCTAAACAACTTTTAAGCATACCTAGCTTTACCGCTGGGGAGCTTTCATCATCTATGGAAGGTCGTACAGACTTCGCTAAATATTTTAACGGAGCAAGCAATATTGAAAATTTTGTTGTACTACCTCATGGACCCGTAACAAGACGACCAGGAACTTATTTTGTTTCTGAAGTTAAAACATCCGCAAATTCCACACGATTAATTCCATTCACATTTTCAACTGAACAAACTTATGTATTAGAATTTGGTAATAACTATATTCGTTTTTTTAAAGACAATGGTCGAATTACAGAAGGTGATAAAACCATTTCTGCTATTACTAAAGCTAATCCAGCTGTCGTTACATCTAGTTCACATGGTTATTCTAATGGGGATTTTGTAAATATATCAGCTGTTGTGGGTATGACAGAAGTAAATGGTAAAACTTTTAAAGTTGCCGACAAAACTACTAACACTTTTGAATTACAGAATATTGATGGCACAGATATTGATTCATCTTCTTACACTACTTATTCTTCAGCGGGTACTGCTAATAAAATTTATCAAATCACAACCGAATATACTACAGCTCAACTCTTTGATTTAAAATTCGCACAATCCGCAGATGTTATGTATATCTGCCACAACTCTCACGAAGTTATGAAACTTTCAAGAACGGGTCATACTTCCTGGACATTATCAGAAGTCGATTTTGCAGAAACTGGACCCTATATGGATGTCAACACCACAACAACAACTATAACTCCAGCTTCTTCAGGTACTGGAACTAGCGTCAATTTTACAGCTAGTGCTATAGTTGGCATTAATGGTGGTGTAGGTTGGGCGACAACAGATGTAGGAAGAATTTTAAAATTTAATAGTGGTGAGGCAGTTATTACAGGAAGAACTAATACAACAGTTGTAGTTTGCACAATTACTAAAGCTTTTGCAAATACCGATGCTACTGCAACTTGGCAACTTGGTTCTTTTTCAGATACTACGGGTCATCCCGCTTGTGTTTCTTTCTTTGAACAACGATTAGTATTTGCAGCAACATCCAATCAACCACAAACAATGTTTTTTTCTAAATCGGGAGATTATGAAAACATGACATCAGGAACCGATGCGGATGATGCTATGATATACACGATTGCATCAAATCAAGTTAATGCCATTAAATCTTTAAAAGCTACAAGAACTTTAATCTGTATGACAACAGGTGGTGAATATGCAGTTAGCTCTGGTTCATCTCAAGACGCTATTACTCCAACTAATATTAATATTAGAAAACAATCTAATTACGGATCTGCTGGAGTAGATGCTTTATCTATTGGAAACGCTACAATCTTTTTACAAAGAGCTAAAAGGAAAGTTAGAGAGCTTGCTTATAACTTTGATACAGATGGTTATGTTGCACCAGACTTAACAATTTTGGCGGATCATATAACAGAAAGTGGTGTTGTGCAAATGGATTATCAACAAGAACCTTACTCTGTTGTTTGGGGAGCAAGAACGGATGGTGTGTTATCTGGTTTAACTTATAATAGATTAGAAAATGTTGTTGCTTGGCATAGACATATTATCGGTGGAAAATCAGACACTACAAAAAATATTATTCATCAACAAATTTCTTTTACATCTAATTCCACAATAGTTAGTACAACCAATAATACAATTACTTTAACTTCTCATGGCTTATCTACAGCTGATCCCGTTTATTACTATGCTGGTTCTAATGCTATTGGCGGTTTAAACAATTCAACATTATATTTTGCTATCGCATCAGATAGTAACACAATCAAATTAGCAACAACCGCTTCCAATGCTACAGCGGGAACAGCTATATCTTTTACTTCAGCTCCAGGCTCAGACACAACTCAATATATTTATCAAGGTGTAAATATCTCATCTAATTTTATTTATTCAGCTTCTCATGGTTTTACGACAGGTGATATATTTTATTACGACAACACAGGAACTGCTATTGGTGGTTTGTCTGAAAATACAAAATATTACATTGAAAAAATAGACGACAATCAATTTAAACTTTATTCAAACAAAACTTTAGCAACTGTTGTTAGCTTAACATCAGCTCACACATCAGAACAAACTGATAATATTTTAACTCATGCTAAAGTAGAAAGTGTTGCCGTTATTGATGGCGATAGCGATGAAGATCAAGTTTGGGTTATTGTTAAAAGATGGATTAATGGAGCGGTAAGACGATATGTTGAATATTTTACTCCATTTGATTTTAATGAAGATTTAACTTCATTCCATTATTTAGATAGTGGATTAAGTTACACAGGAGATTTAACTTCAAGCCTTTCTGGTTTAGATCATTTAGAAGGAGAGGTGGTTGATGTTATTGGAGAAGGATCAACACAAAATTCTAAAACTGTGAGTAGCGGAGCAATCACTATTACTAATGCTACTGAACAAGCAAAAGTAGGATTACTCTATACATCTGATTTACAAACGATGAGATTAGATGAAGGTTATACTGAAACAACACAAACGAAAACGAAAAGAATTTACGACTTATCCGTTAGATTTCAAAATACAGTTGGTGCAAGCGTTGGACCCAACGCTGGTAATTTAACTTCAATAGATTTTAGATCAAGTGGATCTTCTATGGATTTACCCATCCCATTATTTACAGGAGATAAATCTATTGAGTTTGATACAGACTACGGAACAGAAGGTTTGGTTTATGTGCAACAATCCCAAGCTTTACCCATGACGATCCTTGGAATTTATCCTAGATTGGAGACAGAAAGTGTCTAATGTAGTTATTGTTCCATTTGAAAATCAACACGCTGAACAAATATTAAATCAAGGTTTGAATAGCGATTTACTGGAATTAAAACCAGAGCATAGAAAATATGCTTATTTTTTAAAAGAAGTTGGAATGTCGTTTACAGGTTTTGTTAATAATAAACCTATTGCGGCTGGGGGTGTCTTTCATCTCTGGGATGGCGTTGCCGAGGGGTGGGTCTTAGCAACAAAAGATATTTATAAATATCCAGTTTTTTGTGCTAAACACATTAAACAAAGAACTGAAATAATTTTACAAGCCAACAAAATAAAAAGATTACAAACTTCCGTAAAAGCTAACTGCGATGTGGCATTAAGATTTGCCAAGTGGTTAGGTTTAAAAGAAGAAGGATTAATGAAAAATTATGGTCCCGATGGATCAGATTTTATAAGATTTGCGAGGATAATAAAATAATGAGTTTTTTTGG